ATTGACATTGTAGCCGCAGGAACCGTATAAAAGCCATCTCCGCCAAAATAGTTTACTTTTTGCTGAATTATGCCAGCTGTTGTCGGGCTATTATTACAAATTGCCTGCAATCGGTCGAGCCTGCAAAGGTCATAAGTCGAAAAGGGTACATATTCCCAGACCGTCCGATCTAAAATTTCTTTTGTCGGTTCTCTGAAAATATCGTCTACTTTGAAGGGATGCACTCCCGAATTGAGAGAACCCCACGCGTAAACGTCTGTTTTTGGCTTATTTTCGCCCGATATAACGGCTTTTCTTCTACTCATTGATATTATCTGTCGTTTCTGCTTTAAAGTTGTCTACTGGCTTATTTTTTGGCTTTTTGCCTACCAACTCAACACCTTTGAAACCTATATGATATAAGTGCTCGAGCTGCTCCTGAGTTGCCTTTGACAAATGTACGGTAAATTCTGTATTATAAACCGTACAATCGATGAATTTTTCTTTTACTTTAAACATAAAAACAGATTTTTAATTTAAAAAAGGGAGAGGATAAAAACCCTCCCCCTCCGTATGAATTTCCCCAAAATCCAATAATTAGACTGGAATATTTACTGTCGAAGCTAATGGAATAGCTTGAACGGTACCACGTGAAGTCAAAGTAATAGTAGACTGGTTTTGGTCGTTGATCGCTGTTCCAGTAACCGTTTCGAAGTTGGTCAGCTGAGCAGGGTAAGCAATGCCCAAAGTTGTTAAAACATCTGGAGCGCCCCACATCCAGCGAGTGCCGTTGTTCTCTTCGTGAATTACGATAAAACCGCAGCAACAATCTTGCAGCTCCTTAATTGCCTCTCTCGTTGCCAAAGCGTGGCACGGAAATACAGCAACCAAAGTTTGAGTAATTACAGTATTACAGTTTACTCTTTCGCCAGTTTCCGTAAAGTTGGCAGTTTCTTGATAAGGCTCAAACTCATAGAATTTAGTAGCTCCTACCATTGTGATCGTATCAATCTCGCCAGCCGTGATGTTTAAAGCGGATACGTCCTCTTTCGAAGCGACCCAAAACTTTGCTAAACCACCAGCGCAGGCGTTTGCGCAATCTATTGTTAAACCTGTTGTTAAACAGCTCATATTTATATTTTTATTAGGTTAAAAAATTAGTATGCAACCGTGATCAGGTCTGAGTGCTTATAGTTGAAACCAAGATAAAATCTTGATTTTACTTTCAATTTCTCATCCTCCTCATCGTGCCAAGCAATTGCCTGATTGATCGGGTTAGCAATGTCAGTACCCAAAACGAAATTTGTTCTCTCAGTGTAAAGCACAAAGTTAGCGTCTTGAACATTTAAGTAGCTGTCTGCATATTGCTGCCAGTCGTACATTGGTTTAACCTCAATGCCATTAAATGTCAACCTTTGAGCGCCATTAGTAAGGAGTGTCAAGTGAGCCGCTGAGCTAACACCATTATTTTGCAAATCTTGCAAATATTGTCTGTAAACATTAGCAGAAACCAAAAGCACCTTTTGAGCCTCAGGAACAGCCGCCAAAACATTAGAGCTATTTTCCCACACTGCAGTCAATAGATCGATACCGTCACCAGCACCAAGCGGAGTACCTGAGTTTGAATTGATATAAGGAACTAAGTTACCAGCAACCAATTGCGGAATATAAACAGACCACATACCGTCTGTAATGTTAACAGCATCGTCAACACTTGCTTTGTTACCAAAGAAAGCAACTTTCAACATCTGTTTGCGCAAAGCCTGCACCATACGAGTCATTAAGATCTGCATAAAGATAGTGCCTTCCAAGTTGCTGCTATTGCTTCCCGCTTTGAGCTTTTGCTTATAAACAGTACCGACAAATTCGTCATAACAAAGCTCAAGATTAACTTTGATTTCATCAACTTCGATACATCTTTCAAACAAGCCGAGTGAACCCTTTGGAGTCCATCCGCAACCGCCTGACAGCTGCATAATATCCTCCATAGCGCCAACGTAGCCAATTTGTTGCTTATTGTTTACGAGTACCATTGTCTCGAAAATGTCTTCTATTTCAGCGTCAAAAAATACTGGTTTAAAAAGCATTTCCTGCGCCTGAGTGCCTACAAGTCCAATTCTGAACTGTCCAGCTTCAAAAGTTGCCATATATTTAAAATTTTGATTTGTGAGTTAATAAATTAAACAAGTGTCCAAGTTACTGTCAAAGTAATAGAACCTCCGTCGCTTACAAAGTTAATATCCCCAGTCTGAGCGCCTGCTCCGAGATTGCCGTCAGCAACCGCAGACAAAGTGTATTTGTTGCCTGGATAGATAACACCTGCAAATTGTGGAAGCGTTGCAGTCAATACGTCAGCCACTGGAGTAGCACTTGCAACGGTCAAAACCGTAAAGCCAGTATTGTGCAATTCAACTTGGAAAGGAATGTCTGCACCGTCTGGGAAAGTTCCGAGCGCCAAAGTAGTAATACCAAGCGCACCGCCAACTGCTGAAAGAGAAAGGACTGGATTAGCCAGAGCCTCAGTGTCAATTGACAAACTTCCGCCGTTATATGCAAAGCTAAATTTCTTAGTACAATCGCAACCGAGCAAATCGCTTTCTCCGATGCTGATCTCGATAATTACAGACCAATCAGAACCATTTAGACCAGTTACATCAAGTGTAAGCTCGTCAACTACACCAGTGCCAACTGCAGTAACAAAATTACCTTGACCGTCTGTAATTTGAACCTTTACATATTTTGTATCGTAGTCATCAGTTGGAGTGTTAAACTCGATTGTAGTTACACCCTCAACGGTTGACATATCCAGATCAAGTTGAATATCGCAGCAACCGCCACAATCCTCAATTTTTAGGATTTCAGCATTGGCAGCATTAGCCAAAGGATTTGTGCGAGAGAAAAAGAACTCCTCGCTGTTCCCCTCTTGATAAAAGTTTTCTTTATTAAATGACATTTTATGTTAGTTTTTGATAAGTGAGTTAATAAATTTTGAAGCCTGCACGATCTGGTCCTGAGTGAAACCGATTTCCGCAGTTTTTTCCGCTTTTACGTCGCTTTTATAGCTAATTTTCGCCTGAATTTCAGCCTCCAAAGCTTCGAGTTTGAGTTGTTTTTCTTCGAGCTGTCTGTCCAGAGCTTCGATTTTTGCCTCCAATTCGGCTGTATCATCGCTCTTAACTTCCTCTTTTGCCTCTACGGCTGGCTCTTCGGCTTTGTCCTCAACAACGGGAGCTGGCTCGACTTCCTGCTCAGTTATTTCTGCCTTAAAACCAAACATATTAGCGAGCTGCTGGAGAAAAGTCTTTTTTTCAACTTGCATACTGTTTTTGATTTGATTTGGAATGTTTTTAAATTTTGCCTCCGCTCTGATCATTGCGTAGGTTTCTTCATATATAGAGTTTTCGTCTTTTTTTTCTTCGACTATGCTGTCAATAAAGCCCATTTCGAGCGCTTCCTCAGCAGTCAACCAAGTTTCAGCCGACATCATTTTTTTAACTTCCTCCAGAGTCTTGTCTTTGCTGCCTCCGATTAGCTTTCCTTTGCTTTCGAGCTGAGCCGTATAAATCGCAGCCATTTGCTCGTCAAACATTCTTAAAAGCTCGATGGTCTTTTCAAGTTCAAAGACGTTCCCCTCAACTCCGCCCCAGCTGTTATGCATCATAAAAAAGGAGTTTTTAGTCATTTCCTTTTTCTTTCCTGCCATTAAGATTATAGTCGCAGCACTGGCAACAATCCCGATGCCTCTGGTTGTGGTTTTACCTGAGTATAAGGCGATCATTTCAGAGATTGCCATTCCCTCAATAATAGATCCGCCAGAGCTTGATATATTGATAAGCACGTCCTGACCGCCAGCCTCATTCAAAGCCTTTTTTACCGTGTCTTTCGTTTCGGTATCTTTGCTACCTATTGTGCCGAAAATGTTTAATTCAAACATTGATTTATAGATTTTGAACAAAAATAATCAGTCATTTGCTCACAAAAAAACGATAAATAAAAAAACCGCTACCCAGTTAAGGATAGCGGCAAACTTAAAAAACTAATGGAATTGCCACATACAAAGACAAATATAAATCTTTATTTCAGATCATAGCGCCAAAGCTTATTTTTTTCAATTACTGAGATTAAAATTTCGGCGTATTTTGGATGCGTTGCATATCCGCACTTTTTCAAACCTCGTGCCCAACTTTTATAATCAGTCCTTTTGAGCTTTGTCAGGTGTCTGTAATGCTTTGATGTTAACAGTCTGGAATGATCCCGATATGACCACCACGCTGAGCGGTAAACAACAAAGCGATCTTTCGGAGTGTCGTCTTTGTAAACTGCATATCTTTCTTTCCTGCCTTTATGCCATTTAACCCCGAAATGGTTATTGTGTTTTCGGGCTAAACTTGACCGTCCGCAGTTGCTCTCGATTATTCCCTGAGCTAATGTTATACTGACTGGAATATTGTAAAGCCTCGCTTCCGTTTGCGCTGTCTTTAAATACCTTTCGATGTATTGCTCAATGTGATTTTTTGGAGGTTGCTTTTTTAGAGCTGGAAAGGTTGCCGCCGATAATAGCAGCGCTGTTAAAATTAAGATTGTCGATTTCATAGTGTGTGTTTAAAAGTTGTTCATTGAGTTGTTTGATTACGTCTTTAAATGTAAAAGGGAAACAAGTGTATTCCCAAAGATAGAACTCACATTGTTCATCTGTCCAGTCGGGTTTAAAATGTTTTACCCATTCAATGTAAGTCATATCATTTGCCATTGATAATGTTAGCTCTTCCATTGTGTTGTGTTTTTAAATTAAAATTGCGTTTTTGAATTATCCCCTGAACGCTAACAGTGCCAACATACGATTTGGAATACTGATTAGTATTATCTTCGTTCCATACTCAGCGCTAAGCAGAGGGCTTATAAGTTTCGTTGTAGTATTTTTCTGAGTCTCCTGCATTTAAATTAGATGAATAACCTTCAATATAAGCATCTACAATCTGCTGTTTTTCCATTTCTTTAGCTTTTTCAATTATTTCATAAGCTAAATCAAGATAATCTATTCCATTATCTGTTAATTCATCAATTAACCATTCTACTGCTGTCTGTTTCATTTTAAGGGTTTTATTTCCGTAATGGAGTCGTTAACAAAAAATATTTTTAAAGTGTCTGAGCCATTGAAAGGCTGCTCTGGTGCCTTGTATTCCTGCTGAAACTCGCAGCGTAATAATTGCCATACCAAGATCGCTAAAATTATTACCGTGATTAAATCTCTCAATCCTTAGTTATAAAAGGGTAAAAAGTAGCGACCTGCTCTCTTGTACGTCTGCAGATAAAAGCGTCTTTGTGCGCCCTCTGCCAAGTTGCGATCATAAAGTCGGCCTCTTCCTCTGTTTCATACACAAATAAAATTCTGTAATATTCGCCTTGCTGCTCAACCATTGCTTTGTCGAGCGTACACATAGCCAAATGTTCGGCTCTGATATATTGCGGAGTCTTTGTGCTCATAATCTGGATGCAATACAAAGTGTCCGAGCTTTGAGCCATTGCGCTAACTGAAAGCGCCAAAATAAAAAATAAAGTTTTCATAATAAGGTTTTAAAAAATGATAAAAAGTGTTTAGAAAGGAAGCTCATCGACATACTCGACCAACTTCGCTAATATTTTTCTTTCGAGTTCGTCCTTACCTGCATTCATATACTCCGCAGCCTCAGCAGCGTCTACCATTTTGTGACCGTTGACTTTAAGCTCAGTAATTAAATGCTTAGTGGTCATATTGACAAAGTTTTCGTCTGGATGCTTAAAAAAGTCTGCTCTCGCTTCGACGCAATACTCCCAGCCAGATACATAATGATAAAACAAAACTTCGCTATGTACAATATTCGGAGCGATCAGTCTGTCTCTGGGTATAAAGTGCCGCAAATTTTCGCCTTTGTATGTGTACTCTATAATAGCACGTTTGTTGAGGCTCTTTTCGTGTGTCAGCTCGACAACCTTAACAAAAAGTAATTGATTTGTGTAGCCAGTCTCGAGTGAATGGTGTGTGATTTCTGCGAATGCAAACATAGAAATAAGGTTTTTAAGTTTTAAAAGTTCGGTTTTATAGGTTGACCGAAAACCTTTTTTTTATTTAACTAATGAAAGATAGTATTTAAAATCATAGCTTTTAACGCTAAGAAACATAATCATATCATTTGCAGACATTCCAATTGCAGAACCTAATCTTTCAATTTTAGCAATTGAGTCAGCTGGCAATACTGAATAGATAGAACGGTATTGAGCCCATTCAACACCCTCGCAACCTTTAGAAAGGTTTTCTGATACAAGATCAGATTTAATGCTGTTAATCATTGATTGAGTGTTTACAATCTGTGATTTCATTTCTGTGAAAATTGTTCTTAAGTACATAGCTTTAAGTTTTAAAAGTGTTAAAATAATTCCCTTTCGTTGTATGTTGATACAAAGATAGAACTACTTATTTAATAAAAAAACATTTTAGCAAAAAACTTTCTGAAAATTGTAATTTTTTTTTCATTTCGCCTAAAAATCGAAGTGATTTGGCAAAAAATACCCCGAATGATTACTCAATATGTTATAAATTGCCGTTTCCTCAACTGGCAGAACCTTTGTTAATTCAGTAACCGCAACCGCCTTTTTTTCGTACCGCTCCAAATATTCTGGATAAACCTTAATAACGACATAGCGATTGATCACCGATTGCCTTACAATATTGTACTTAAGCAAATAAAAAATAATCGCCTGCAGGTTTTTGATTTCCCCGAGCTTTTCCTCCAGTTCCGCAGCTAATAAGTGACAAAATAAGCGCCTCGAGTTTTTCTGCCTATCCCTCGTAAGGTTTATAATCATAGCTCTAAATTTCTAAAATACATAATAACTTTGCCCTTGCAGGCTGCACAGCTTAAATCTTTTTTCATTCGCTTCTCGACATTCTCGCCCCTCTGGAATACTTTAATAAACCGATAATAAAAGTAAAACATTCTTTCGAGATCTGAATAAGGTATTAACATTGCTGACTTATTGCGCTCAATTATTTCCTTAACCTCTGGCAGGTGTTCCGCTGGAATTTCTCTAATATACATATTAAACTATTTTAAAATGATGCTGTCGCTCTGATTTCTTTCCTTTCGTTCCGCCCTTTTTCCACGTCATCGTCGGTGCTGGCTGTATAAATAACTTGCAGGCGGTCAATTCGCCCCTGAGTTTCCAAAACAAGATCCTGCATAACTTTTAATCTGTTTTGCTCCTCGCCTGCTCTGTTGAGGCTATCTTGCAGGAATGCAGAAGGAGCACCCACCACGCCACCGAGCGCAAAGTTTGGTATCCGTGCCGCCTTTAATGTTGAGTAACCAATACGCCTTTGCTGCTCTTGATTAAGCACCACCTCGCCAGTTTTAAGCGTTGCCAGTACATTATCTCCATTACTGAGGGGCTTTATATTGCCTGAGCTTGTTACACGCCCACCGTCCGCAAATTGTACAACCTCCCCGCTCAATTTACCAACTACTCCACCCTTTGCAAGTGGCTGAGCTGCGATTAAAGCCGTTTGCGCTGCCCCGATAACTCCTATTATAGCCGCCTCAACAATCTGAGCGCCAGTTGCAAGCTTCAAAGGATTTCCGCCAGCAGTTAGTGCCGCAGTAACAGCCAAAGCAGTATTTATTATAGACTGAATTATAGCAATTGCTTTTTGTCTTTTTGCGTCTCGCTTTCTCGCTTCCTCCTTTGCTCTTTCGATTGCTGCCTGATTTGCTATTTCAGCATCGAGCTGCTCCTGATAAAAACGACGTCTTAATCCAGTACTATTTTCGAGTTCCTCTTGTAGTCTTTCCTGCCTTTGCTGACTGCGCTCAATGTCGGCATCGAAAGCGGCTTGCTGCCTTTCGTTTGCAACGGCAAAAGCCTCGCCTATTAAATCAATACCCTCTTTAAAATAGCCTAAAACCTGAGCGAATTGATCCTGCCTAATCTTTGTCTGTTCAGCTGCATTTTTCTCGACGTCCTCAGTTTGTTTTCGCTCCTGCTCCGATAATTCAGTAAATAATTTTTGTCTGGCTAACAAGATTTTATCATATTCATCCTGAGTAATTCCAACTTTTAGCTTTCCGTTTTCGTCTAATAGCTGAGCCTCCGCATCATTAAAAGCCTGAATTTGGTTTCTTATATTAGCAATTTTATCGATTGTCTCCTGCTCGCTTGCAAGTTTCATCAACTGCTCCTCTTTTTTGGCATCTGTTTCCTGAGCCAAAGCCTTATTCAAATTCTCTTGATTTTTGAGCTGGGTCATTTCGCCTTTTTCCTGAATGAAGTTAATCTCCTCAGTTAAGAAAAAGTCCCGCAATTCTTTTAATTTATCCGCCTGCTCTTTTGCTTTGTCGAGTTGCTTTTGGTTTTCGTCGGAATTAACTTTGTCGATCGCATTATTCTTTTGGATTTCGTATTGAATAAGGATTTCAGCCTGAGCTTTTGCAACCGCTTCAATCTGGATAGTGTTGTCCTTTCTCGCTTGTATTACTTCTTTCGATCCATCCCCAAAAGTTTTAATCAATTCTTTCTCCCTTTGCTGAGCTTGTAAAACTAAATCGTCGTACTGCTTTTGGAGTCCTGCTTTTTGTTGTTCAAAGTTATTATTTATTTCTGCCAGTTCACGTTGGTAACCGTCTTGTATATTTTTAATTCTTTCCTCAATAGCTTTTGCACTAAGGTCGGACAAAAGTGCCGCCCTTTGTTTGGCGTTTTTCTCCTCGTCCTCTTGAAACTTTTTCCGATCCTCAGAAAGTTTTTTTGCACCCTCAGCCGCTGCCTCTTGCTGTTTTTTTAATAATTCGAGATCTACTTTTAAAAGTTTTTGTTTTGTCTTTTTCTCTTCCTCAACTTGTACGACATTGCCAGCTTTTTTTGCATCGTTATAACCTTTGCTGAATGCCTCCGCAATAGTCATTCCTGCCTTTCCGATTTCCGCTTGCTGCTTTCTTAAATCCTCAATAGCGGTTTTAACATTAGCGCCAAAAACCCCTTTGACTTGTTCCGCAAATATTTGAGCCTCCAAAAACAAAGATTGAAACGTATTTACAAAACTTAATCCAACTTGCTGCAATGCTGAAACAACCCCCGCAAAAACATTAGGCAGGTCATTAAATACGCCAATAATATTTGTTATTACAGTGCTTATATTTGTAAATACTGACTGTAAAAAAGGACTTTGCTTTATCACATTACCCACTATGTCATACCAACTCGCAAGGGCATTTAATAAAATTGGAAATAAAGTCGCTATACCCGTAAGCGGTCCTAATAAAAATTTTACAGCAACTCCCAAAAAATTAAACTGAACGCCACCGATTTTTAAATTTTCGAAGACCTTTCCAAATGAAGTCGATAATCTGCTAAAGCTATCTGTCAAAGGCTTAAACAAATCTATAATTTCCGCAATAACAAGAAAAAATCCAGTTTCAAGTTGTTTGCCAAAATTGCTAATACCCCCAGTCGATTTTTCAATCCTTTGCGCTGTTTCAATTTGCGACAATGCCAGCTCCCTATTTGTGTTAACAGCATCCATATTTTTTTTAGAAAACTCTGTAATCTCACCGCTCGCACTTTGAAAGGCTTCTGGATATTCAGTTATTGTTTTAAGGTATTCGTCAGCATTGCCACGTCCCTCGACAAGCGTTCCCTCTAATTTTTTTAACGCCTCCTCAAAGCTAATTCCTAAATTTTTACTAAGTGACTGAGCCGCTGCAGATATTGTTCTCGCATCTGTATTGAAAGTTTCAGCCAATGCCGTTGTCGATGCTGTCAGCGTGTTAAGGTCTTCATCGTAGGCACCAGAAAATTCAGCAACCGTGTTTTTGGTTTCATTAATTTTAGAAATAAACTGGTCTAGCTTTTGGATAGCCTGCCCGATCAACTTCGCACCTTGGAATGCTACAAAGCCACCGATTAAAGCCTTACCAAATCCGCTTAATTGCCCCTCGCTATTTCTTAATTGACTTGAAAAAGCCTCAAAGCCTGGAATAGTTTGATTTAAAGATCGTGTGAGCCTGCCTAATGTTTTAGGATAGTTACCGACATTTCGCTGGAACTGCCCGACCTGACCGTCTACATTTTTAAGAGTTTTGTCAAGTTGTTGGATTTCTTTTTGCATTTTGTCCAACTCCTCAGTCGTTTTCGAGCCGTCTAAAGCCGCATTTTTAAACTCTTTCCGTAGTTTATTGAGCTTTGCCGCAAGTGCATCGTAGGCACCGACCGCTTTTTCGGGTAAAAATGACTTGTTTACGTCATCCTGAGCCTTTTTTAGCGCCTTTTGTTGTGCAACTAACTGACCAAGCTTATCTCTAAGCTCCATAACCTCTTTTGCACCCTCCTCAGTCGTTTGGTCAAGTGCATTTATTTCTGAATTTGTTTGCTTTATAGCTGCATTTAGCTGGTTTATTGACTGTATTCCATCAATCGAAATAGTAAAACCGACTACTGTGTTGGACATTTTATACCGTGTTTATTTTTGCTTCTAAAATTGTACTTTGAATATTGGCATCCGCCCCGACTTCCTTATTATCTAAAACAAAATATGTCTTTGTGCTTTGATTTTTCGCCACGTCAAAGGTATTTATTTCCTGCAGGATATAAGTATTGTTATTTATAAAGATTTTGTCTCTAAAGGTCAAATTTTGGATTTTAAGCACGTCCCAAAGTATAAACAATTCGAGATATTTCCCTCCGCTTCGCCTGACCATTTCCGAAAGATAAAACCTTTTTAGCAACCCAGCCACCGCCAGACCGTTAACAGTTACATCCCCAAAGCTGAGCGAGGTCTGAAAGCCGATTGTATCATTGTAATCAATCATATAATTGAGCGGGGTTTTATAGTCAGTAACTGAGGTACCGTCAAAAACATTTATAGTTCCGTTTTCATCTCCAGTTGAAACTGGATCGGACACTAATAAGCGAGGAAGCATTTGAGAAACAACTTCTGTACCCGTTCCAGTTTCTAAAAAGTTTGTAGCCCATACAATCGGAAGCATTGGTGTTTTTGTGCTGTTTACGTTTACAATCTCGCTATCTGCCACAACTAAAGTCGGAGCAAAAAAAGGATTTTCGACAACTGTTTCGCCAACTTTAAACCTATTAGTCGGGAACTGATAGCGAGCCTCTAATATTCCTAAATTAGCATTGAGATTAAGCGCCTCAACCGTCGGGTCGTTGCTGTCATCTTTCCATTTTAGTCTGAGCTGGCTTAATTGCTTAGTGTCGCTTACTAACTCCCCGCCCTTGCTTAAATCTACAAAAGGAGTATAATCTAAACCCTTTTGCGCTGTATAAAATCCATCTTCGAGCTGTAATGATGCGGGTCTGCTTTCCAGAATAAAATCGTCCGCAGGCTCAATATAAACCGTCCTGCTGCCCTCGTTTGTTTCGAATACTAAATTAAAAGCGTGAGCGAGCCCTCGAATTAAATCAATAACTTTGAGAGATGGGTCTATAACATATTTTAAATTCAGGTTAAAGCCGTCTACTATTTCAGCCTCACCGATTATATCGATATAATAATTTGCATCCGCACCGCCAAACGTTCCGCCAAAACCAAAATATAAATTATCGCCTGCAGACATTTGAACAACAGTTTCAAAATAATAATTTGAATCTACGTTTATTGTTGGTGTGCCTAATAAAATAATTGGAGCTATGTTTACAGCATAAAAAAAATCTGCTTGACCAGTTGCTGTTACATTATATATTTCAGCCGTAAACCTTATTAAAAAAAATCCATTTGTCGGAGCTGTATAAATTCCTGTTGTATTGTCATAAGGATTAGGACCAATTAAAGGGAAAACAGTTTGATTTGTGCAAATAATTTGATTGCCTGGAAAGGTATAAGGAACTGCAAGCTCGTTAAAACTTGCATTTAAATAGTCTTCTCCATATTGCCCCATTAAATACCTACTCAATATTGGCACTGGCATAATAAGACGTTCCGCAAAAGCTGAGCTAAAGAAAAACGAAATCATTGTATACCCTATCGAGTTGAATACCTTATTCAATACATCGACTACAAATATTGCAGGGTGACTGTCTTCCAAAGCATCGAGCTGCCCCAAAGTCGTATAATCTTTGAGCTTTAAAGGTAAGTATTTAAAATCGTCTGTCGGATAACTATTATACCAATGAGTAAGGTTGTCCAGATAGGAATAAGTATGAGCCGTGAAAGGTAAATCCTTTATAAGCAAATCACCTATTCGAGTACTCCAGTCTGCATTGTTTCCGTAAAAAGCAATTTTATAACTTTTGCCCTGCCAGAAATATTGATCTTGCCTCAAAGTAACCGACTGCAATTGGCAGCGCCCGATAAAAAAGGGCAGACCGTCCACTTCGATACTCGCAGACAAAAAAGCCTGCTCATTTATTGTAAAAATTGCAGGGTCATAGAATTGATTAAAAATATTATCATTGTGCTTCGTTCCTGGCAGCTCAAAAGAATACTCCGACCGACTGCCTGAGTTAATAGCCAAACCTTCCCGACTTCTTAGCGAATAAGTCAAAGGCAAATTTAAACCGTTTGGAGGCAACTCAGCGACCTGACCGTCAATTATAATTTTAATGTCTGCCATTTAGTTTGATTGAACACTGATATAATTAGCCTCAACAAATTGGACAACCACGTTTAAAAGTTGATCGTTTTCGCTTAGTGTGATCTTGCTGTCCTGAATTACAACTGCAATAAGTCCGTCGCTCGTTTCCATATAAACCTCTGGACTACTTAATAACTCAGCTATCCAAGCGCCCTCCGCCTCGCTATAAAAAGAGCTTTCAACTTCATACTCTTTCGTCACTTCCTGAAATATTTTAAACATTCCTTTGTCGTAGCTTGTCGAAGGTGGTGCGCTGGTTGCCCAACTAAGCGGCTTTTGTGCCGTGTCGCTCTTTGTTTTTTCCTCTACTTTCTTTTTGCTCGTAAAGGTGTAAGCATCCGCACCGCCTAACCTATTAAGCCAGTGTAAGCGAACTCGCCTTTCATTGCAGCACTCAACAACTTTGTACATATATTTAACTCCGTGCAATACGAAAGTCGAAGGGAGCGTCAAATTTCCAGCTTGTATTGAATAATAATATCCAGTCGGTATCCCCGTCATTGGATTGCTCGGTGTCATTGTAGTGGCTTGCAGCTGTTGAATGCCTGCCCCGATTGTTCTTGGTGTGAGTGTTGAGCCAGGAGTTATTTGAATAAAGCCAGCGGTACCGACCACTGTTTGGTTAGCATCATAAACAATAACCCTCAGCGCATTTGTAGTGCTGCTCGGCACGTATGACATTGTCAAATTTTCACCGCTGCAAATAGGTATCGGATTATTTGTTTTTGTCGTTGCAGTTGGATAAACACTTCTTTGATTAGTTAAAAAATACTTATCATAAACGCCTCCGACCGTTGGATTGTCAATAATATAATCATTCATACTCATATTATTCCAGTTCCTCGTTTGTCTTGTGCCTGCGATTGCAGGGTAGCCAGTGCTCACCGTGTCAGTCGTTACAAATTGCGTCAATAGCCCCGTTGTTGGATCATTGTAGTAATAGCTAACTATAATCCCGACCCTCGTATGAATGTCAGCGCTTGCAACCTCATAAGCTGCATTTAAAGTATTTAGAAAGACCGTTGTTTTTTGCTGTCCTTTTGGTGCGCTGTATGTCTGTAATACCTTTGCCACGTCAAAGACAAAATAATAAGTCGTGCCGATATTATAGGCTGGAGCTTTCTGCATTGATGTTACCCCAACGCCGTCGACCACTATTGAAGCCTGAGCCAAAACAAGCGGATCGGAGGAAGTCATCGACATAACAAAAACATTAGGTCTATACTGCGAGTTAAGCGTAAAGAGCGGAGCTGTTACTAATGGCATAGCTATTTTTTTAATAGGTCGTTTGCTTCTGGATCGTTAGCCACATTAGCATTAAAATTATTTATAAAGGCTTCGTCTGTCTGAGCCCCTGCGCTTTGAGTTTTAATTGAAACCCTAACAACCGAAAACTGTCCGCTTGTGTTTGCTGCCTCGTACTTTGTTTTATAGACAAGTGGGTAAAGAATAACATTGTAAAGCTTTTCCGCTGCATTGCTCCAAAAAGTATAAACCGAATATGTTAAATTTCTATTGCCTGCCTTTTCAAGCTGCTCATTGAGATCGTCTTTTAATTGTGTTGCTTGTTCGAGTGTCATTGCTCAAAATATTTAATTTTTAGTGAATTTGAATTTTTCTTTTTTACCTCTGCAAAGCTACTTAAAAACATTACATTTATAACTTTTGTCAGTGCCTCCGAAATAAGCGCCTCAACCTCGTCTGAACTTTCCTTTATACCTTTTTCAACTGCGCCAGTCTTACCGTCCAAAGGCATTCCGAATTTTTTGTGCTTTCGAGCTATTGCAAAAGCGATCCGCTCCGCCTCCTTGTCATTGGCATTAAACCTTAGCTTTGCATACATCTTTAAACCGTCAATATATTTCGAACTCTTCGCCCCTGATCCTGGACTGTATGGAATGCGATTTGCGGGAACTCCATAATTCAATATCATACCATAGTCGAGCAGAGTAAACTCAATAAAGGCACTTGTAACTGTCGCATTTACGCTATAATCAATCGAATTAACCAAAGCGCCAGTAAGGTTTCGCCCCTGCATAATAAAGGCTTGTTTGACCGCTTTTTTTACGACCTCGCCGACCTGCTCCCCGAGCCTTTGATATATGTCCTTTGTATCTGTCATAATATCGTAATAGAATTACTTATTTGGCTTGCTGTACCTACTATGTTAGTTGCTATTACCTCGCAGGTTATTGTTTCGCCTGAGTCAATCAATTGAGTTGTATATTCGCTCGTAGTTTCGCCTGAAATGTCAATACCGTTTCTTTTCCATTGATAACTATATGTTATTGGAATAGTGCCAGACCATACCCCTTCGTCAGTTACTTTTAAAAGATTACCAACAATATTACTTCCGCCTATTGTCGGAGGGGTTGTATTAACTGGAGCTTGAAATTGCGCATTTTCATAGTCAATTGTAAGCGGTGGCATATCGTCATAAGGAGCAGGAAGCCCCGCAACATTTACCGTATCGGTTGGACAATCCCAAACGTACCAAAGGTTGAAAGCCACATCTACTAATACTAAATTTTCATTGTGAGCGTCACTCAAATAGTCGATTGTGATCGGGTTCTGTATGCCTGCACTCATTCCGTTAACTGGCAACCTCGCTATCCTATTAAACTCCGATATAATATTTATTGCCAGCGCTTCCATTTCCGCCTGAGCCTCAATTATTGACTGATTGATATAGCTACCGTCGTTCTCATAATATTGTGGTCTACTAATAACCAACCTGCAGCGTAAATTGCCCTTGACCGATTTTTCTTTTACCTCGATTGTCGCAGTTGGGTACATAAATTGCACCGCAGGATATAGCCTACCGAGTGCATTGTCGCCCGTCCAATTGTTCGAAATATTTGCATTGATGTCGGAGTACCATCCGTAGTGATAAAAGCCAATACGCCCAGCTGTTTGTTGGTTTATTCCGATGCAAACAACATTAAAAAGGTTTGATATCTGGACTATATTCATAAACTATTGTGAAATTTTGAGCCCGTCCAACCGAGCAAAAAGAGTAATATTGCGCTTACTGCCTTAACTATATCTCCGCCTGCAAAAATTGCAATAATTAGCGCCAGCGTTCCAAAGATACAACTTATTAGAACTATTGAGTTCAAAAATACTTTTGGATTAACTCTCATTTTTACGATTTTTTACTATGTACTTCCGATAATCTTTTTTGATAATCTGCCTCCGCTTTGCAGGCTGCTAAATATGTGAAAGCCTCGTATAAATCCGCCTGCTCTGCTGACTGTAATGGAGTGAGCGTTGGCTGGTTAAATATTCCACTTTCTGCAATTGATTTTAATGTCAGGTACCATCCAAAACTGTCGTTTAATTTTTCGATGCCTGCTTTTCTCTCATCAAATCCTGAGCTGCCATATAAATTTGCATATTTTGTTGAGATATTTCGCTTCGTTTCAGCAAAAAAAAAGCAACCTTTAGGCAATTTTCTAAGTTCCAAGACATAAACATCTCCTCCCTTTTGAGCAGTTTGTCGCTGTACATTTCGCCCTCCTTCCGTACCAATACGCACATAATTTTAGCCAGTGCGCCCCAGTTGCCATTATCCAGAGCTTTGAGATTAGCTTCGAACTGCGATGCCTCTGCAAACTCAATTAACGTGCTTTTTTCCATATATCGCATAGGTAAATACCAAAGCTCACCATCTACCATTAAGACATTAGTATATTCTGGCTCCTCATATTTATTCATTATTCGAATAATAGTCGAGTAAAGGTACTCCAATTGCCCAACGTTCATACCCTCTCCGTGCTTACCGCCTCCGAGTATTACTTCCTCCGATATACCCACCGCAAAGTGAGCAACCACCCTCGCAAAGTACGGATAGACCTTTCTGTACATCACAACATCGTCGCAAGCGTGGACCGCCTCGTCAAATTCCTTCCAAGCTTTCTCTTTTTCCTGCTCAGTCTCAGCGCTATTTCTCGCAATTGATGCCGCCTCAATACGTTTGAACTCTGCAGGCATTGTAGGCTCGACAAAGGTCATAAAGTCGATATACTGCTTTAAGGTTATGTCCGCAAGTTCGGAAGGGAAAGTGAAAGATCCGCCTTTCGATATGCTTATATTATACATTCTTTTTGCGTCCTTTTTTTGGTATTAAATCGCCGTCTGTTTCATCTATTGCCAGCAAGTTTGTCGGCTCTTCCATCTCCTCTCTTTTCTTTGCCGCCTCCATTAGTCCGATAGGTTTTGGCTTTGGTTTCGCCTGCTCATTTAATACGGTTGTAGGCTTAACCTCTTTTTTAAATTTGCTGTCCCTTACCTTTTGACCGTGATTTTGTTTAAGGTAGTTAGCCGTTTGATTAAATAGCGCCTTTGTTGTAAAATCGTGGCTGTAAGCGTTTAAGATCGCCATCCATTGCGCTCCGATCTGGAGTTCCTCATTTGTCATAATAATTGAATTTTGGAGTTATTAAAATGGCAGGTCTTTTTCCTCTGCCTCGTTATTGCTTTGAGTGTTTGCTTTGGCACCAGTCAAGACCTTGACCATATAAGCCTTAATCATTGTTTTTTTGTCCTCAGTATAATTTATTTCGCCCTCTACGTAAACTGTCTCGCCCTTTTTAGCTTCGAGCTTCCACCACGCTAAGACAGCGTGCCAGTATGTTTGCTCCACCCATTTTTTATTATTGTCATAATATCCCGACGTTGTAGCCAAATTTAATTTTGTGAAGGGCTTGCCGTTTTTGGCTTCCTTTGTTTCGGTGTCTGAGCCTAAGCGCCCGACTAATGTAACTTTGTTGATCATAATTTTTTTATCCGTATGCTAAAATGTTTCCATTTTGATTGTCTACTAAGTACCTAACAGCATATCGCAAAGCGTCCAGAGCGTGGTCGTGTATTTGGAAAGGCTCGTTTGTCGGATTGCCGTCTTTATCCTCCTTAAATCTATACTGTCCAATCTCAAAGATAACATTTTTTGCTGAATTTACAATATAAATATCATATTCGAGTACTTTTAATATGCCATAATAGACGGAATTTGAGCCCTTTGCGGTCGGTTTTACATTAAAATACTGCCTTAGATCTTGTATTATTTCAGGTCGTGCGCTGTCTGCAATGACAACCGAACCCCTCGATAATTTTAGCCAGTGCATTTCCTGAGCTAATTGTCCAGATGTTAATCCAGTTTTATAAATTGCTTCATTTACATAGAGCCTTTTATTTACTTTGTCTATCTTGACGTGTACCATTGCAGTCGGTTCGTTATATCCAAAGTCCAGACCATAGGCATCGAGCCCCTTAATAGCATCAAATTCAGTTTGAGTAATAGTTTTAAAGCGTGGATAAACTAAGCCGCCCTCAAAAGGTTTCGGATCTTGCTGGTAAAGAGCGTGGAAAGCTCTGGGGTTCGCTGACTTAATCTCGTTTAATCTGTTTATTGAGTGCTTTTCCTCCCATAGCGCCTCGCCAATCTCTCTCGGATCTTGCTCGCTTAATTCGCCCTCAGCTATTGCAGGGAGCGACAATACTGTCCACTCGTTATTATTGTTCAAAGTCTTTAAAATTCGCCCGCTTAGATCGTCTAAATTCCACCTTGTTTGAGTTACTATTATTTGGCTGTCATTATGCAAGCGAGTTAAAAAAACCTGAGTAAACCAATCCCATACCCTCGCCCGATATGTTTGGCTTTCCGCTTCCAAAGCGTCCTTTATAGGGTCATCAATTATGCCAATATCCGCAGGTGTTCCAGTTAGTGAGCCACCGACCCCGACAGACTTATAAAAACCTTTGTGCCCGACAATTTCAAATATATCTGAGTTCCTTAAATAGCTTCCTATTGCAGCCGTGCGAATATTGCTTCCATTCAATTGCGTATCTGGAAAAATATCTCCGTACTCGTCCGAGTCAATTATCCTTTGTACGTCTCTGTTAAAGCTCGTAGCAAGTGATGCCGAATAAGAGCAACCGATAACCTTTAATTTTGGATTTGTGCCAAGTAAAAAGGCAGGTAATCGCCTTGATGTCAATTCACTTTTTCCGTGCTGAGGTGGCATAAAAACCATTAGCTTTTTGATTTTCCCCTCTGCAAATTTCTGTATGTATTCAATCAATAAATCGTGATGCCAGTTAAATTGGTAATCGCTTTTTGTGTATTCAACAAACTCCCTAAAGTCATATTTTGCTATATGCTTACTTATCTCTTTCGAGCTTAAGGGCAATTTCTTTAAGTTGTTTGAGCTCATCCAAGTTTAATTTTGTTAGGTCATTATTAACCACCTCGATCGGAGCACCTTCCGCCCCAGTTATCTCAGTCCGTTGTGTTGCTTTGCCAAAGGTGTAACTCAAAAGCATATCGACCGCTTTTAAATCGCCTTTGAGCGCCTTATTGACCACTACCGACATAAGACCGTCAATTAACTGCGTTCCGTTCTTTTCCTGACTGAGCAGGTCTTGAAGTACGACTTTAATATCTCGAAGCGATCCTTTTTTCCTGCCTGCAGGATTTCCGCTTTGACCCTTTTTGAATTTTGTGTGCTCTGGTGGTACTCCTTTCATTTTTCCCTGCTTTATCCCTGCAAATTTGAATTAAATACTTTTTCTCTGTCGATAATAACTTGAAGCATATTTTTTAAAATACACTCTACAACCCTTCTATCATTTTTAATATCTACTAAAATATCGCAGCTATGTAAATCAATTGCATCCATATAAAAAATGTCGCTGTCATTATCTTGACTTTCAAATTTATTCCTATCAATATATTTTTTGTCAATAGCAAAAACAAAGCATCCGTGAAGATTAGCTCTGTCAAAAGAGTTCGTCAAATATATTCCATTGCAATCATTGTATTCAACACAAAGCTTTTTGCTTTCGAGGATTAAATCAAATCCGTAAAGGTCTGTTCCGTGATAAAAATAATTATCATTTTGAAATTTTCGACTATCTGTAATCAATTGCATATAATAATATTTTAATTTTGGCTTTCTAATTTCTTAATCATTGTGGTTATTGTTTCCATCCGCCCCTGAATTTTGTCGAGCTTATCCTCGATTAGATCGTCCGACGGATTAGTCAAAACAAACCAGCTGAGCATCTCGCTGCAGCCTCGCAAATATTCGTACTCCCTGCGGAGCCTTGTCCTATCGTTCCGTGTCATCCCTCTATTTGTTTAACTTTCCTAATTGCCCAGTCCACACCCTCAGTTCCGCCCCAGCAGTCCCAAACTATTGTTCCGCACCCCTCCTCATAACTCTTCCCCGCAAACCTCCTAAACCTTTGAAACGCTGCCATTCTTTTGATTGTGTCGAAGCTTATCGGTTCTCTATTTGCTAACTGATTAGCTCGAGCCCATCCTACTGGAGTTCCGCATCCTCTCGGGTTGCCTGTTTCATCCCTCCACTTTAAAGCCCTCTTTGCGTTTGTTGTCGCTGCCTGTGGATAATCTGTGAAAGTTTCCTGAGCTAAAATATTCTTTTGCGCTTGCTTTTCGTATGTGACGAGACAAACTGCATACCGTTGTTTCTGGTCTGGGTAGTCTGTATTCATATTTTCGTCCGACATACAGCGGTCAATAAATTTGTCGACGTCTTCTGTTGGTCTGGGTGTGGGTATTGGCATAGTTATTTTTTATCTTTTTGTCTTTGCTATAAATCCAAGAAAACTTGGTTTTATATTATTTGTCCGTTTCGTTTAATTGTTAAAGTAGGGTCGAGCTTTTTCATTCTGTCGATAATTACTTGGCAGTATTTGGGTTCTAACTCCATACCGTAACATTTACGTTTAAGTTGGTGAGCTGCTACCATTGTCGAACCTGAGCCGAGAAATCCATCATATATAATATTGCATTCATAATTTTCTAATATTTTAATATTTAAACCAACTGGCTTTTGGGTAGGGTGTACTCTTTTATGTAATTCCAATTCTCTACTTCCTTCCCTACTTAAACCGTTCCATAAATATTCGTAAAGTCTTGATGCTTTATTAAATGAAGTCCAAGCCATTTCAAAATCTGCAAAATTGCCAGTATTTTTTTTGTACCATACAATCCATCCCATTGATGGGGGTAAAAAATCAGTAAAATAATTACCTCCAAAAATAATATAGTTTTCAAAACCTAATGAAATACAAGTATTATAAAAATTCCTTGCTGTATCTGTTGTGTCATCCCCTATAATTTCAGAAAATCCCTTAGTACTATTTACAACTTTACCAGATTTACCTCCAAATTTTAATGCGCCCCCGCCACCGACACTTGTATTATTTACAACTTTTATCCCATAAGGAGGGTCAGTAAATACCATATCCGCCTTTTGCCCATTCATCAACTTTGCAACCGCATCGCTGTCGGTACTATCACCACAAAGCAACCTATGTTCGCCAATCTCGAATAAATCCCCAATGACTATGTCAGTTTCGATGCCTCCGTCTGGTACTTCGTAATCGTCCTCCTCCGCTTCGAGTATTTGCTCCTCAGCTTCAAAATTTGGCACTTCCAGACCCCACTCTTCCAATTCCACAGCGTCCCACTCATTCGCAAGCATATCCCAGTCCCACTCGCCAGTATTTGCATTCAAACGTATATTAAGCTCCTTCTCGTCCTCCTCGCTAAGGTCAACAATTACGCACTCAATCTCCTTATACCCCAATTTTTTTAACTCCCTGACCCTAAAGTGACCGCCTACAATATACCCCGTTTGCTTATTGAAGATTATCGGCTCAACAACTCCAAACTTTTCGAGGCTCGCTTTCAGGTGCTTTTCCTGCTTTGCCGTGCTTTGTCTGGGATTGTATGGAGCTGGCGTTAATTCAGATAATTTCTTTTTCTCTATTATCATAACTCAATCAAAGTAAAATTTATCAATTGATTAGCGGAAAAAATCTTTATTGCCTCGAACCAACGTGCATCGGGTACCACCATACAACCAGCTGACCAGTTATCGACAAAAGACCCGACTCCGCCCCTATGAAAGTTTATGCCATACCAGCCCTTTGTTTTTACTGTCTTATCGAGCTTTCTGTCTTTGTTCCCATCCCGATAAATCTCAATAGCACCCGATTGATAAAAGTAAGGAGCACCCAGCCATAAGGAAGACCACGACCCAGATGTGACAAACTTATGACTTCCGATTACTTGCTGCTCGCAGGCAACCGCTGCACCAGTAATGCCGCCAACGGTTAGCGGGTTAAAAATATAAAAATCGCCTGGAGTAGTTGAGCAGGGCAATATCATATCGGCAACTCGATTATTAAATCTCACTACATAGTCCGCAAATTTGTTGTCGAAGCTTTGGTCGGTTCTAATCCAGACTAAGTCATTAACTGGCTTTACCCAGCCTCTTATGTTCATTTCGGCATCAATCCATTGCTTAGCCCCGCCTAATGTAAGCGGTCCGACTATTCCGTCAATGGCTCCAGTATAATAGCCTCTGTCTTTTAAAATCTGTTGAAATCCTTTCACAATCTTTTGTAATTTTATACAAATATAAAAGTATTTTGTATTTTTGTGCTATTAACCTAAAAAATATTTACTATGTCTTCATTAAAAACCTGCGTCGTTATTTCGGCTGAGCTAATTTCTGAAATTGGCAAAATCCTTCAGGATAAAAAAGTTTTATTCGCTGAGGTTGTCGGGCTGGTTCCTGAGCTTATGAAATTGCCAAAATTCGTTACTAATATTGACGAGGCTATTGCAGAGCTTAAAGCTGGCATTTCACCTCAATACAGCGAGGAAATTAAATTGGCAGTGGCTGAAAAGTTAGATCTACCTAATGACAAAGCGGAGCTAATTGTCGAGCAGTGCATTAACTGGCTTATCGTGACTTCTTCCGTTGTGTTTCAGGTTGTCAAAGTTTCAAAAAAATAGTGTTTAAATAGTTTGTTTGTTTGGTCTTTCTAAGTGATTAAAAAGTGAAAGCCCCGCAGTGATTGCAGGGCTTTTTTTATTATACAGTATTTGTTATCGAATATTGAGCGAGTAATTTTCTACAATTAAAGCTCCTTGCACTTCCTGACCGCTCTCGAGTGCTTCCTTAATAGCTGTCTTGTTTGGCTCTGTCTTAATGCGCAAAAATTCAGCTCCTAACAAACTTTCATCCGTGATGCTTACTGACTTACTTTTGCGGCTCGATATTGTCACAAAAGCCGTTTTAATTTGACCGTGGGCAACAACTGACTCGAGTAGTCTGTCCGCTAATTTGTCGGCTGAGTTTTCGTATCGTTTAGCCAGATCCTGCAAGCGCTTTGCTTCCGCCTTAATCATCTCTGACTGCGACTTTAATTGCTTAATGACATAGACATAGCCTTCACCCTTAGTAAGTCGCTCAGACTCGGTAATTTCGAGTGCTGCTTCGAGTTCTGGAGTCATCTCGCCTCCGTTGTTTTCAATTTGGCTGTAAACTTCATAAAGTTCAGCATCGATGTTAAATAGATTTTTCATAATAAATAAGGTTTTAAAAAGTTAAAAAATACGGTTTGAGGCTGACCGTAAACCTTTGATTTTTTTATAAGCTATCGCATAATTCTACAAAATCATTTTCTGGCATTCTATCCATTAAAATATCAATACAAATATCAAAAACATATTCAGCACTTTTTTCGAAATTATCTTTTAGTTTTTTTACTTCAATAATTAAATCATTAGTTGATAATGTATTTAATTTTTGCGCTGCAATTGTTTTGAAATTTTCAGTTGTCATAATAGTAAGGTTTTTTGTGTGATTGTTAATTGCTTTCTGAATAACTTGATACAAAGATAGAACTACTTTTTATATTTTTACTCTTTTGCTAAAAATATTTTTCGAAAATTTGATTTTTTTTTCTGTTTAGGGCTTTTTTCGTGCTTTTTCTGCACTTTTTGCCTTAAAATACTCAAATTTTGCCCTTAATGCCAGTTTAAAAGCATCTCTTTTGTCCTGCTCAGATTTCAGACCTTTGTAATTTAAAAGCTCAAGACCGTGATTTCTGGCTTCCGACTTTGTGATCAGGTCTGACCACTTCATTCCCTTGTCAGCTGGACTGACTGAATAAACTCCAATGCTGAGCCTATACTTTGCATAATCGACCGACATTTGTGAAACTGCCTGATTTTTCCCTACGTCCCGACTAATTTTCTCCCTGCCAGAGGTCGAGCGCACTTTCGGGCTTATAAAGGTGTGATTTGTTTCGTTGCTGTTCTCAATACAGATAAAAGCCTCAATGTTATTGTCTGCGATCTTATCGATAAATTGGACAAAGTCAATAAATGTTTTCATTTTCTGAAAGTCTGCGATATTGTCATTTATTACGCAAACATAAAAACCGTTCTCCCTGAATGCAGGATCAACCCCGACGTAAATAATCATTGCTCACTGGCTTTGACTTCCTCCAAAAATTGTTCCCACGTTTTGCCCTTCATTTTTTTAACCCAATCTTTGCGAATGAAGGCATCCCTTACAGGGTGGTAAATATATTGTACGCCCTCCAGATTTATGCCTCCAAAGTGGCGACCTATTGCGATATAAGGCTGTTTCGAGCCTTCCAGAATAACAATTGCTTTTATCATAGCTTTTTATATTTGTTTAGGTAGTTTAAAGTTGCATTGCTTTTATAGCCCTCTGAGCCTCCGCACCACATTCGAGCGAGTTCTTCATACGTCGGGTACCTACCGTGCTTTTGTGCAAAGGTATGGCAGAAAATACCCATTGTAGCCCAGAAAACGTGCTTTGATTTTTCAAGGTTAAACATATCATTATGTGAGTAACCTAATAGGTCTGTCATTCCTGAGCCTTTGACGCAAATATTATAAATTTGGTAGCGTCCGAAGCCGTGACCGTTTGCCTCAACCACGCTGTCTGTATTATTGGACTCAATTTGTCCAATTTTGCGAATGAACTCGCTGTCGCAGGTGTCACGGTAAACTATCCGCTCAATAACTTTGACTTGTACCTCTGGCTTTTGCTTTGTCTGAATGCAGCCGAAAAGACAGACTGCTAATATTGTAAATCCGATTAGTTGTTTCATTAGATTTGAATGTTATATTTTTTAAAGTATTTTAGAATGTCCTCAGGCGAAATATAGATGTTTCCTTTT